ATTAATAGTTTTATATTTTTCAAAATTATATTTATTTTTATTAATATAAAAATTATTAAAATTATTAAAATTTTCATTAGAAATTTTCACGATTTTATATTTATCGCAAAATGTAAGCATTATTTTGATATATAATTATAATATTGCTTACAATTAGCGATATTATAAGTATATATAATATAATATCACCAATTGTAAGCATTATTTTGATTATAATTATAATATTATATATCAAAATCATTTTTTTTATATATTTCAATAAATATTTATAAATTATTATATTTAGTATAATGATTTAACCCTTTTTACATTTAAAATTAATATCTTAATATATAGTATAATATAATAGAAAGCAATATAATTTTTACAAACGATAATAATGTAAATATTAAATTAATTAAACACTGCTTTTCTAATGATTTTATAAGACGTGATAAACACTAAGTAATGTTCAGAAGAATCAATACATATCTTATTAAAAATAAATTAATAGATGGAAATATAATTGATTTAGGTATATGTGGTTCTCATATTTGATGAATATAGATGATACAAATACTTTAACATGTTTATATAAGATAGACAATACTAATATTACTAAAATATATTATTTATCACATATGTATGTTATAAAAAATCAGTAACAGATATGACAAATTTTTATACACAAATCTAAAAGTGACAAATAATAATATAAGTTTAAATTATTATTTAATTTTTAAATATTCATCAACAGTTTCCAAAGCACCATCAGCCCATGCTTGTCTATTACAATATGTTTCTCCTAATATAAAGATATTTTTTTTAGAAAAAATATCTTTAAATTCTTTTTGAATATTTTTACTATTTATTCCAGTTTTCCAAAAATGTACACCAGCATCCCAATAATGCATAGTTATCCATTCTGGGTCTTTAATATTTCTATCTGGAAACATTTCTTTTAATTCTTTTTTGAGATACATTTTAACTTCTTTTTTGTTTTTTAAATTATTCCAAAAAGTAGCATTATAACTATCAGTATAACTTATTTGAATTAAACCATTTTCATAATCGATTGGTATAATAAATTGTAATTTATTTTGAGTTAATATTTTGGGTAAATCTTTAAACCAAACATCTTTATATTGTGCATAAATTCTAAGTAAATGACCATCGCTTACATTATTAAAAAGTTTTTCATATTTTGTAAAATATGGTATATTTAAATAATCTTGTCTTTTAATTGTGAGATATAATTTATGATAATTAATTTTTTTATTATTAATAACTATATTTTTTTGTTTATCATCTATATTATTTAATGTACTATTAAATATTATATTAACATTATTATCAAGTAAATTTTTATATAATACATCACATAATATTTGTATTCCATCTTTTAAAATAAAGAAATCATTATTTTCTACGTCAAAATCTTTACGTAATGTTAGTAAAGCATTATATGCGTTCATTTCATACATTTCAGATATATAACCAAGAGAATCTTTTAATAATTCAACTTCGTTAGAATTTAATAATAAAGAAAAATAATTATGTAAATTTAAATTTTTAATATTAACATTCATTTTTGTATATATTGCATATTTCCATAATTTATTTAAAGAATCAAATTTAGAATTATGATGTATCAATAATTCTTTTTCGTTCATTAATTTATTATTTATAAAATATCTTTTATCTTTATTAATATCTATAATTTGTTTTTCTAAATTAAATTCTTTTATTAGTTTCATAATATATTTATGTTTTTTTCCTAATCTACCAGCTCCTACTGAATATTTTAAATCTTTTATTTTATTTTGATAAGTATATATTCTTCCACCAATACGATTATCTTTTTCGTAAATTATAATATCATCGGGGTGTATATTTTTAATATTAATTAATTTGTATGCAAGATATAATCCAGTTATTCCAGAACCAATTATAATATGTTTCATCTATTAATATTAATTATAATATATAAGGATATATTCTAATATATTTAATTATATAATAAAATAATAATTATGACCGAATCAAATAATGATGATTATTTAATGAATATTAAAACTATACAAGCTCCAATATTTAAACAAGTAATAGATGCTTTAAAGGATATATTGATGGATGTTAATTTAGAAGTTGATGAAACAGGTCTTAAAATAATAGCAATGGATAATACACATATTGTATTAATACATTTAAAATTAGAAGCAAAAAAATTCGAAGAATATTATTGTGAAAAAAGAATGTATATTGGTATAAATATGTTAAAATTGCATATGTTAATAAAAACAATAGGTACAAATGATTTATTAACATTATATGTTACAAAGGAAGACCCGAATAATTTAGGCATTAGAATTATTAATAATGAAAAAAATGTAGAAACAAATTATAAATTATCAACAATTGACATAGATGTGTTGAATGTAACTATACCCCCTGTTAATTTTCATACAACTATTACTATGCCTTCTTCGTATTTACAAAAATTTATTAGGGATATGCATAATATATCTGAATATATTGAAATAAGAAATATACAAGATAGGTTATTATTAAAATGTAAGGGTGATTTTTGTACACAAGAAACTATTTTAGGTACTGAAAAATCTCAAAATATTACTATTGTTAAAAATAATAATGAAAATAGTGAAGATGATTCATCTAATTCCCAGGAAATTATTCAAGGTGTATTTAGTTTAAAATATTTATTAATTTTTACTAAATGTACTAATTTATGTTCTACTGTAGAAATTTTTCTAAAAAATTCTTATCCAATTATATTGAGATATAGTATAGCTTCTCTTGGTGAAATTAAATTGTGTCTTGCACAACAAGATATATAATTTATTTTTTTTTATATATATCATAATTTTTTTTAACTAAATATTTTTTTAAACGAACATTTAATACAGATTTAATCAATTCGTCAAATAAATTGTGTATAAATGGAATAGCTATATTATTTATTAATTCTTCGCCAAATACTGTTATTGCTAATGATATTAACATTTTATTAAATTCTATTTTATTTTCTTCATCATACATATTTGATATTATATTATTAGATTCATTTAGTATAAATTCATCATTATCTTGACAATCATTATTTAAAAATTTTTTACTATAATTTAAAAGTACATAATCTGGTTCTTTTTCTGATAATGTAAATTTTGCATAATATATAACTTTTGTGTCTGATATAATAGATTTAATATACTCAGGTTTTGTAATATTTATTGTATATTTTAATATTAATGTATTTTCATTATATTTAATAATTTCTTGTTTAATTGATAAAAATACCTCAATATGACTTAAATTATTCTTTATATTTTTTTTCATAGTATCTGATATATTTGAATAATTATCAATATCATTTACATCATATTTTTTATTAATATATATAATATTATTATCGTTATCGGAATCTTGTCTATCTATACCATTATAATCAGGTAAAGAAAAAATATATTTTATAAATTTATTTGATGTTCCTATTTTTTTTAAATTATGAATATTTGACTTTATCAATAAAGACATTATTATTATGTAATAATAATCTATTTATCTTTTTATATAATTATATAATTATATAATTTTTTGTATCTATCAATTTAATTACATTACTTGACATATTATTTTTATTATTATTAATATAATCATATTCGCAATTATGATATGTAAAAAAAATATGTTTACTACAATAATAATTACTACATTTGCATTTATTTGTAAATTCTTCACTTATTAATAATTTTTTTTTACACATTGTACATTTCATTATATACTATTTATATATGGTTTTATATTTAAACCCAATTTCTTTTTCCCAATTTATAATTACAATTAGCACACATTGGTTTTAAATTATTTATAGTTGTTTCACCGCCATTATATTCTGATATTATATGTCCACAACTATAATCATCATGTTTTATTATATATGAACAATCTTTATAAAAACAACAATGATTCTTTTTATCTCCGCAATATTTTTCCCATACATCTGTTTTTAATTTTGCTGTAATTCTTTTTTTTTTATTTTTATATATATGTTTTGGTTTAATATTATTATCTAATATATATTTTATAAAATTATTTGTTTTTAAAGTAAATATATAACCATTTTTTACACTATCACATTCATCTTTATAAAACATTTTAGGATTATTATTATATTTATCTAAATATTCAATTATATTATTAAATTTTTTATTAGCTTCTTGAAAATCATTTATTAATTCATCTATATTATCAAATTTTATAAAATAATTTTCTAATTCATTCATTAATTCACTAATTGTTCTTCTAATATTTTCTTTTTTCTTTTTTTTTTCAAAATATATACTATAATATTTATTTAAATATATAATAAACTCATCTTGTAAACAACGACTAAAATCATCTAACATTATATATTTATAACTTTTAAAAGAATCTTTATTAATCTCATCAAATAATTTCCTACATTCTAAATCAGAATTTATTAAATAAAAACATAATATCATATTCGAATTATAATATTCTTCATTTAATTTTTTAACCATTTCTACACGATGTTGACCATCCATCAAATATATATTATTTATCGTATCATTATCTTGAATAATAATTGCACAAATAATTTTATTTTTAAATAAAAAATATTCTGGATTTTTTTTATATGATATTATCATTTCATTAATCTTATCTATATCTATATCTACCTGATATGGTGGTGTTTTAAATTCTATCGTATTATATATTTTAATAAATTGATTAAATGTATAACTATATTCAATACATTTTTGTGTTTTATTTAAATAATTTTTACCAAATTTTTTTTCAATTAATGTAAAAATATCGCTCATTATCATATATAATAATATATATTTTTATATAACTATATGTTGATAATAGATATCTTTTTAATTATATCATTTAATATATTTTGATTTTGTTCAGTATCTAAATTATTTGAATGTTTATAAGATATAAAGACTGACTTTTTATTATTCTCTTTTTTTATATTTATAGAAATTCTATTATTTATTTTACATTCAATAATTTCATATTCAGATATATGATGAATATCATTTGTACAAGAAAATAAATATGTTGGATATTTACTTTCTACATATGAATTTATTAAAATATTATTATTGTATATATTGGTTTTCTCTATTAATTTAGAAATTACATATTGATTATCATTTAATGTATCATATATATATATTAATTCATTCTTATAATATGTTTTATATTTATTAGTTTGTTTAAATTTTGTATTATAAATTTCTTTTATTTTATTTATATAATTATCAGTTACTTTAATATCGAAACTATTATTATATTTATTACTAAATAAATACAACTCAATTAAATTAGTATTTTCAGTTATTATATCATCATTTAATATAATCATATTATTATGTATATATAATAGAATTAAATCATTTTTTTATATATACATATAATAGAATAATTATCGATTATTATGTCTAAATCTCCGACACCTAAAAAAAATAATAAAAATAATATGAAAAATATGACTAATATGACTAATACTTTATCATTTAAACTATTTCTTATATTTTATGTGATTTTAATATTAATACCGCCAATATTAGGTATTATATGGATTACCAATATGAATAATATATCATCATTATGTGATTGTAGTGAACATGAACATAAAAAATATATTTTATTCTATTTCTATTTTATTGTATGTTTCACTATATTAAATTTTGGTTTACTAATATTTTTTAATAAAAGAGGTAGTAATATATTATTTACATTATTATTATTTGTTTATAACTATGTAAGTTATATTATTATTATAAAATATATAAATTTTCTTAATAAAAATAAATGTGAATGTTCAGAATCTATCAAAAAAGATTTCTTATATTTCTGGTATATATTAGTATTAATATTAAGAACTATATTAATACCACCATTAATATATATGTTATATTTATCTTTCCTAAATTATTTTAATTAATATCATTACATATTGTACACTAATATTCAGAAAAATATATATACAAAATATTTCCTTTTCATTTCAGAATAATTTATAATTATAAAAAAATGATTGTTTATTTCATATAAAAAATATATGAAATACCATATTATTATTGCTTTATTTTATTATTTAACAATTGTTAATACATTTTATATTTTACCAAAATTTAATTATAATAATAAAAAATTATCAAAATTACATCTAAATAAATATATTTTAGATTATACAAGATTTATAACTAACTATAAATTTGATAATTCTATTAAAGAATATGATATTAATACAACTAATGTATTTCATATTAATAATAAGAAAGATTTTGATCGAATTAATAATATTGTAGATAATATTAAATACCCCATTAAAGTTATTATAGTATATAATAAAATAGAAAACTCAAGTAATATTATTAATAATATTACTAATATATTAAAATATTAATCTATATTATTATTAGATAATGCAACTTATTACTAAAGTATTAGCAGAATTATTTGGTTCTTTTATATTTTTTACTTGTGTTATGATGTCTTCTGATATATCCAATCATACTGTTAGTGCAATTGTTAGTGTTGTTGGACTTTTAACTGCTATTGTAGCCTTTGGTAAAATATCGGGTGGACATTTTAATAGTTCTATTTCTATTATGAAATATCTTAATGGTGATATTAATATATTAACTTTATTTTCTTATATTTTTGCACAAATTATAGGAGCCATATTAGCTCTAATATGGTGGAAATATTCAAATAAAAATTAATATTTAATTAAATTCAAATATTCTTTATTTTTTGAAGAAAAATTTATATATTGTTTATATGGACATACTAAATTTTCATCGTCATATATTTTTTTTGTTATATAATTAAATAAACATCTACAATGCAATGCGCAACCTATACTTCCATTATTATTTATAATAGTTGACATATTATCATTAATATCTATTATTTCTAAACATATACAACAATATTTATCATTGTAATATATATTTTTATCTATTATAAATGGCATATTTGAAATATTCCAACCATTTGATATCATATCTATACTTTTATTCGCTATATTATTATTTTCTAAATTTTCATTTGATACTATATAAGTTTTAAAATTACATATATTTTTTATTAATTCTGTAAATAATATATTCTTTTCTATTAAATCCATATTATCTATTTCTAATCCTGTATTACGAGAAAATCTCGGACCATTGCTATCATATGTCATAATTAATGTATCATTTAAAAATATAGGTTCATTAAATGGTGGTTCTATTGATTTTGATTCTAATATATTTTTAAATATTATATTTAAATTTATATCTATATTATATCCATCCCATATAAAAGTACTACCTATTGATACTCTTATTATATATTTATAATTATGTAATGTAGTCGTATCACTTGTTACCTCTTTTATTATCTTCATCATTTTATGAGATTTTATAAAATACATATAATTTACCACATTTGTATAATGTTTAAAATATATACTTATATTATTTGATACAATTGTTCTTGGTGCTGTTTTATTATCATATGATGCATCCCAAAATTTTTCTGTTTTATCTTTTACTAATTCCACATTTGTCATATATAAATTTTTATAATAATTTGATATTATATTATTTAATACTACCTCTCCAAATAATATACCATTATTTTCAAATGCTGTTTTCTTTAAATTATGAATTATTGCTCTTAATTCCTTCTCACGTATAAAGTAATAATCTAACCTATTCGTTGTGTAATTCATATATATTATACTATTATTTTTAGTTTAAATGATTTTTATACATTATTGTCGAAAATTTTGGTATATTTATATTATATAATTCTTTGTTTGCTAATTTATTATCTTTTATCCATATTCTTACTATATAATAATTTTTTTTTGGACTTATTGATATTCCATTTATATTTTTTGATATTGTATTTGTTGCTCCTAATGTTTCACCCATTACCAAAGCACATATGTCAAACCAACCTTCTTCCATATTTCCTTTATATAATTTATATGATAAACATCCTCCGTTTTTATTATTTTCGTCTTCCCATACTGGTAATACATGTTCTCTCATTATAAAAAACATACCTTTTGAAAAAATTTCTTTAAATTTTATATATGTATTTATGAAATCTTCAACATTGCTTAATGTTGATATTAATTTATAATTTTCTATATTCCATTCCATACTATATGGATCATGAAAATATAAACACCATATATCATTAAAATATTCACACATTATTATTATATAATAATATTATATTTATATGTTATTTAATATATCTAATTGTTCGTTATCTGTTAATTTACCCCCTCCATTATATATATATGCCAATTTTTCATTAACTAATATATCAGAAAAACTAATACTTTCATTATCATATTTATATATATCAGCTAAAACTCTTCCATATTTATCATATTTATATAATTTTACCCATATTATATAAGTATTATTTTCTATATCACTCTTCATATCATTATAATTGTCTTTTGATGTTATTAAATTATATAATCTATTTTTTGCTAATATTCCTTTATTGCGAGTTTCTTCATTTTTATTACCACGTGTTTCACATGTATCTATATTATTTAATCTTAATTTTAATTTACAATAATTATCATATAATTTAATTACGATATTAATAGTATCCCCGTCAACTATATGTACTACCTTTGCGTAAGTATTTATATTATTTAATGTAAATAATTCAGTATTTTTATTAGTATATTCTTTTATAATTTCATAATCATTATTCTCCATTTTAACATATAGTTATATCATTTTATTCTTAAATAATATATAAAAAATAAATATAGTTATATAATAAAGATTATTATGTATCAATCAAGTATTAGAAATAAAAAAAAAATTTCTAAATTTAATAATTCCAAATATTCTGATTATTCTCCTGGAATTAATGAAGAATATGCTATTGTTACTAAAATTTTAGGTAATTGTAGAGTTAATTTAACAACAAATGAAGGTAATGATATATTAGGTATTATTAGGGGTAGTTTGCGCAAATTTACAAATAAAATTTTTATAGAATTCGGTGATATAGTTGTTGTTTCTTTAAGAGAATTTCAAAAAAGTAAAGCAGATATTGTACATAAATATAATAGAGACCAAACATTAGTTTTAATTTCGGAAGACAAATTATCAAATACTATTTTAAATATATATAATAAACACAATACGTCTTCTAATTCTAATAATTGTAATATTGAATTTGAAGTTAATCAATTTGAATATAATAGTTTAAGTGATATTGATAGTTCAAATTCAGATAATGAAGATACTGATATTTAAATATTAATATAATTTATTTTATCTATTTTATTTCTACCCTCTTCTAACATTTTACCTTTATTTATTTTTGCATATAATATAGTTTTTGTACTTTTATATTCTTCAGCCATTTTATTTGCAATATCTTTATTTCTTAATTCTCTTAATTTTATTTCTAATTTTAATTTCCTTTCTACTTGTAATATACGTATCTTACTTACAATATCTGGTTTTATTAATGCAAACATTGTTCCAGTATCATATTTATCATCATATTCATCGATTTTATCTTTAATTTTATCATACGAATCTTGTTCTGTTGGTATTATTAATTGTACTTGCATTTTACATTTATCTATTTTTCTTAAATGATTTGCTAATTTATCTTCTAAACTTTTTAATTTCTCTAATTTATTTTGCCAATTCTTAAATTTTATTATACCACTTACTAAGGTTATAATACATCCTATCATCAAATTTGATATATTAAATATAAATCCAAAATTAAAATACATAGTATGATCTTTTTTATAATTTGTATTATCTATATCATGTGTTTCATTTTCATCATTATTTATTTTATATCTTTCCATATATATTGATAATTTTAACGCTTCTATAAATGTTATTATAGAAGCAAAAATTAATATTGCCAAAGAACATCTATTATATTTTTTATTTGTAGAATGATAAACTTCTAACATGCATAATTTATGAAATGATATTTTATCTTTTTTTTCTTCTAAAATTGCTAATATACTTTTTTTATTTTCTTCTATTGTTTTTTCTTTTTTTTCTCTATCTTCTTTATCTATATTATTTGATGATATAATAGAATTATCTGAATATTTTATATCAGTAATCATTTTATTTTATCTATATTATAATGTTTATTTGTATTTTTATTATACATATCAAATACATTTATTATATTATCATTTAATATATTATCATTAAAATTACAACATATATCAAATTTATTATCATTCATATTATAAATTTCATTCACTATGTCATTTATACTTTTATTCAAATTCAATTCCGACATTATTTATTATTCTTTCTATATATATAAAATCATATAAAATAATATAAAAATTATATTATATTATATTATATTATATTATATTATAATATGATTAATAATTTAAATTTTTATTTTAAAAAAAAAAATAATTTATGTTGTTATATTACTCCAGATAATCCTTGGTATTTACACACACAAGCTCTTGTACCATTATCTCTACATAATAATTTTGAAATTATATTTATAGACGGCATTAAAAATTTTATTTTTATTTCATATATTTTAATTATAATTAGAACTACTAATATCAATAATACAAATCCATTAATAAAATCTATTACGGATCCTATGATTAATTTATCTAAAAAAATTATTGATTTTAAAGATGTTTCCTATTTTCAAATAGCATTTACAAGTTGTTTTTTAACTTTTTATTTTAATTTAGCGGAAGCATATGGATATGATAAAAAATGATTATTATATTATTATTAAATATTAAAATGTTTTACATTATTACTATTATAATTTTAATATTATTTACTCTTTTAACAAACTCGTTTACGTCATATCCTTTAATATTAAAACATAATACTATTATGTATAATAATATTCAAAAAACTATTAAATGTAATATTTGTTTTAATAATATTGAATTAAAAGGTAAAATTCCCGAAGATTGTATTCTTCCATTGGGTTGTCCTTATAATATTAAAACCTTTAAAAATAATACAAAATATATTTTTAAAGGTTAAATTATTTATAAATATAATATATATGTATATTTTTTATTAATTCTAAACGTTTTTTATAACCCATATTCTTCTATAATTATATATAATTATGAATATATATCATAATTATATTTTCTATTTTTTAATACTCTTTTAGATATTTCTTTATTCTCATAATAATTAGATCTATATTCTTTCGAATTATCTTTTTCTGATATTTCAAATTTTTCATATATTATCTCAGATTTATTATTTAAATCTAATCTTACCAATTCTACAACTATTTTAAATAAATTATATTTATAACTCTCTGATATTTTCTGTTTTTTAGTTATATTTGATATTTCTGTCGTATAAGGATTATCTCTCTTTTTACATATGTGTTGTCTTTTGTTTTCCAATTCTAATATATCCAAATGTCTTTTCATTTATATTTATTATTTATATTCTTTTCTCTTATATTATTTTATTTTTCTTTATTAAATATGAATTCAACAATTCAATGTTGTATTTGTTATGATAATCTTATTACTTATATTTCTTGTACTACTTGTAATATTAAAATTTGTTTTAAATGTTTAGATAATATTACTAAAAATTTAGAATTAATTGAAGATAATATTAATATTAATTTTAAATGTCCAGTATGTTGTCAATGTAATATCATAGATTTATTTGATAAAAATTATTATATACATTATAATAATATTATTAAAAAATATTTTATATTATTAATTAATTCAAATATAAATAATATTAATCTAATATATATATACAATAAAGAATATTATATATATAAAAAATTATATACTAATATATATAATATATGCAAATATATATTTATTATAGATAAAATTTTATTTTACATCATTTATTTTAATACATTTCTATATATATATTATTATTATGAATTAGTCCAAAGGACTTGATGTTATATTCATTCCGCAATATTCTACTGGTTTTTTATCAAAATCTTGTTTAAAGTATATACCTATATTTATTGATTCTTCCAATAACCATCTAAAATTTTCCCAAAAATTTTGTGTATGTCCTATATCTATTGTTATTACATGACCCAATTCGTGAAGTATTACAAACATCATTGTATTTATATCCATTAATTTATCTTCATTTCTTAAACATAATACTATTTGTTCTCCTTTATTTATAGAATAACTTGTATAATTTGGATCATCTATTCCTTCTTTTAAATTATTTAAATCTAAATTTTCATTTAATAATTTTATTCTTTCATCATCTGGGTAAGATTTATTTAAATGTTCTTTTAATATTTGTATTTTTTGTCTTATTTTTGCTATTAAATCTGCAGCTTCTTGAGAATCTATTTTATCTTGAACTAAATATTCTCTATCATCGATTTTACTTACTTTTTTTTCTAATTTATTATTTATATATGTAATATATATAAAATAAAAAATTATCAAAGATATTAGTATTATTATTATTCCTTCTAATCCTATTTTCATATCTCTATTATTAGATATTTTATAAAATAAAAAATGATATTTAAAGTTAAAATAATAAATTATTATTATGGAATTTCCGCGTAAAGAGGCCATTCAATTAAAAGGACCGCTTAAATTTCAAATTACTGATTGGTATATACCAGAAGCTGATAAAAGTAGAGAAAAAAATTATGATGAAGAAATAGAAACTTATTCTATATTAGTTTATGGTATTTGTGAAAATGGTGCAAATGTTTCTGTTAAAATAACAGATTACGAACCTTACTTTTATGTTAAAGCGCCCGATTCTTGGGATGATATTAGTTATAATGAATATTCTAAAAGAATTGATAATTTAAATATTATTTTACTGGAAAATAAATATCAATGTATCTCTAAAGCTGGTAATAAATATTATAGAAAAATAATACCAGATGAACATATTCCAAATTTTAATACATTGTCAGTTGTAAAAAGAAAAGAATTTTGGGGTTTTACAAATAATAAAGATTTTAATTATATTAAAGTTAGTGTTAAATCTTTATTTCTTTATAATGCTCTTAAATATTATTTTATATCCAGAAAAAAAGATGGTTTTAAATTATATGAAAGTAATATTGATCCATATATTAGATATATTCATGAATTAAATATTAAACCATGTGGTTGGATATCTATTAATGAATATGAAGAATTTGATAATCAAACAAGATGTGATTATAATGTTAAAACTACTTATACTAATATTATTCCCCTTGATATCAATAAAATTGCTCCTCTTATGATTGCTTCTTTTGATATTGAATGTACAAGTTCACATGGTGATTTTCCATTATCTAAAAAAAATTATAAAAAAGTAGCACAAGATTTAGCTATTGTAGCAAGAGCGGGTTACTCATATAATGAAGAATATATATTATATTGGCTTAATACTATATTTACTGAAGATATTATTATTGATAATCTTACAATCAATAGGGTCTATCCTAAAAATATTTCTAATATTAATAATATTAATAATATTAGTTCCAGAATTAAACCATATATTAATAATATTATATCTATTTTAGATAAAATTTCAGAATTTGAAGATGAAGTATTAGATGATAATGAACAAGATAATGATGACAAACCTGATAATAATAAATCAAAATTAACTATTGCACAAATTAATATTGAAGAAGACAATCTAAATAATATATTATCATCTTGTTTACCTCCTTTACTTGGTGATAAAATAATTCAAATTGGTACAACAGTTCATATTTATGGGTCTGATAAAATTATTTATAAAAATATAATTTCATTAAATTCTTGTGATAGTATTGAAAATTGTGATGTAATTGAATGTAAAACTGAAAAAAAATTGTTGAAAGAATGGAAAAAATTAATTTCAGAACTTAATCCAGATGTTTTAATTGGTTATAATATTTTCGGTTTTGATATGAATTATATATGGGAACGTGCTACAGAATTAGGAATTATTGAAGAATTTTCTATGGGATTAGGTAAAATTATTAATAGAAAAAGTACTCTTATAAAACAAGAACTTACATCATCTGCTTTAGGTCATAATGAATTAAAATATTTTGATATGGATGGTGTAATTGTAATTGATTTATTTAAAGTTATGCAAAAAGATCATAAATTAGATAGTTATAAATTAGATAATGTTGCATCTATATTTTTAGGAGATAAAAAAAATGACCTTAAACCTAAAGAATTATTTGAAAAATTTAGAGGAAACTCATTTGATAGATGTGTAATTGCTAAATATTGTATTCAAGATTGTGCACTCGTTAATAGACTTTTCCATAAATTGAAAATTATTGAGAATAATATCAGTATGGGAAATGTTTGTCTTGTTCCTCTAAATTTCTTATTTAGAAGAGGTCAAGGTATTAAAATATTTTCACTTATTTCTAAACAATGTATGGATAAAGGATTTCTTATTCCTGTTATTAATTGTTACGATAATTTAGAAATTGAAAATGATGGTTATGAAGGTGCTGTTGTATTAGAACCAAAAGAAGGTATGTATCTTAATGACCCTATTGTAGTTTTTGATTATGGTTCTCTTTATCCTTCGTCTATGATTGCAAAAGATTTATCACATGATAGATATGTTCTTGATAATAAATATATTATTGATGACCCAAATATTGAATATATTGATGTATCTTATGATTTATATGAAGGAAAAGGAGATAAAAAGAAAAAAGTTGGTATTAAAACTTGTAAATTTGCTAATATTAAAGATGAAAATGGAAATCCAAAAAGAGGTATTATTGCAGAAATTCTTATGATGTTATTAAAAGAAAGAAAAAATACAAGGAAAAAAATTGAATATAAAAATATAACTACTTCTGATAATAATATTCATACTGGATTTATATCTAATAAAAATGAATTTACTATTATTACAAATATTGATACTAATAAAAGTGTGACCATTAATACTTCAGATATTATTAATACTGAAAATACATTTTCTATTTTTGAACAAGATGTATTTGATGCCTTACAATTAGCATATAAGGTAACTGCGAATTCTTTATATGGGCAAATTGGAGCTCGTACATCACCAATATATTTAAAAGATATTGCAGCTTGTACAACTGCAACTGGAAGAGAAATGATTATGATTGCTAAAAAATATGTTGAACAAAATTATGACGCGGAGGTTATTTATGGTGATACTGATAGTATATTTTGTAAATTTCCATTA